CTGGCGGCGGCACTTCGGTTTTGACCAGCTGCTCGCGGTGATAGACGTGTTACGTCGCGACCCCCAGAGCCGTCAGGCGGTGGTGCAGATCTGGGACCCGACCGATCTCACCAAGACCACCAAAGACAAAGCCTGCAACACCCAGATCATCTTTGAAACCCAAGCCGGCCGACTCGACATGACCGTGTTGAACCGTAGCAACGATATCTGGTGGGGTGCGTTGGGTGCTAACGCGGTGCATTTCAGCGTGCTGCAGGAGTTCATCGCCACCGCGCTCGGAGTGCCGCTCGGGATCTATCGGCAGGTCAGCGCCAACATGCACCTCTACACCCACCTGTACAAAGCCGATCAGTATATCAGCCTCCCGCCCCAGGCGAGTGAATTTGATCGGTACTGGCGGGGGATGGTTACGCCGCGTGCGTTGATGACCGAGCCCGACCCGCAGCTGTTCCTGTACGAGTGTGAGTGGTTCTGCACCGACCCGCTGGCTAACAACCCGTACCGTAACGCTTTCCTGAGCGAAGTCGCCCGCCCGATGGCTATGGTCAGTGCGGCTCGCCGGGCAGGGGAAACGGGCCGGGTTGAGGCCGCTTCGGTTCGGGCTACCGACTGGCGTAGCGCAACCATGGACTGGGTCGAGCGGCGCGAAGCAGCTCGCAAGCGCTAATTTTGCGTTTCAGAAAATGTGGCCTATACTTTACCGTTCTAGCTTTATAACTTTTAACTTGAGAACTTTGACATGAGAAAAACCCTTCAGTTCATCATTAACGGAAGCGAAGTCAAACGCTTTCACACGCTCACGACTCTGCAAACTGAAACCGTCGGTCACCATTCGCATGGTGTGGCGTGCTTCACTTTGCTGCTAGATCCGGACGCCAGTCGTCAGCTGCTCCTGGCCGCGTTGTTTCATGACCTCGCCGAGCAGTATACGGGCGACATCCCCTCGCCAGCCAAACGCGAATACGGCATAGGCGATCAGGTTGATAAACTCGAGCGGCGGCTAATGCTCGATGCGGGCATCGTGTACCCCGAGCTCAACGCCTGCGATCAGCGCACGCTCAAGCTCGCCGACATAGCTCACGGGGCGGTGTTTTGCCTACGCGAGGTACAGCTCGGCAACCGGCGGATGCTCGAGGTTCATGATCGCTACGTTGCGTACGCGCATGAGTTTATCCTGTCGGGTCGTGAGCTTGACCTTTTCAACATAATCAAGGGGTTACGTTATGAGTGCTAACGAAAAGCAAGTCGCCGGCTCGCATTACCGCTCCGGCATTCAGCACTGGGACTACGTCGTTGCTAACGACCTTGACTATTTTCAGGGTCAGATCACTAAGTATGTGACGCGTTGGAAGCGTAAGAACGGTCTTACGGACCTGCTCAAGGCGCAGCACTTTCTTGAGAAATACATCGAGATCGCTCGCCACACTGAGCAGTCCGACGGTGCTGAACCGACCTCCGGCTACACTAATCAAGACAGATGAGCACCTGGGTGTTTGATACCGAAACTTACCGCAACCGAACGTTGTTCTGCGCCAAGAACGTAGACACCGGGGAGTGGTTTGACCTATGGCGTCACGAGCCGGAGGCTCCTGAGCGGCTGAAGAAGCTGCTCACCTCCGGGGGCACTTTCGTAGGGTTCAACTCGCGGGAGTTTGACAATGTCGTCGTGGCGGCGTTCTGCAACACCCGCACGGAGGCCGAAATCAAACGCATCGCGGATGATATCATCGGTAACCGCCTAGCGCCCTGGGCCGCGATGCGTAAGTACATGCTGCCCGAGTTGCGTTTTGATTCGATCGACCTGATCGAGGTGGCTCCTTCGTTCGTGGGGTTAAAAGCCTACGGCGCTCGCATGCACATGCCTCGCCTTCAAGATCTACCCATTCATCATGCCGAACTCATACGCCCCGAGCAGGAGGCTACGCTGCTCGAGTACTGCCACAACGACGTTGAGACCACGGCCGAACTACTGCGGCAGCTTGAAAAAGAGGTCCTGCTACGGGTGGAGATGAGCCGGCGTTATGGTGTCGACATGCGCAGTAAGTCTGATTCTCAGATGGCTGAGCAGGCGTACATTACCAGTATGCGCCTTCAGCGACGGGAGAACGAAATCCCTCGCACGGTGCGTTATACGCCGCCGAGCTTTTTGCGGTTTCAGGACGCGCAGCTGCAGGGGTTGCTTGACCGGGTGGCGGAGCACACGTTCATCATGAACCAGAACACCGGGCATGTGGTGCTGCCGGACTTCCTGGGCGAGCGCACCATACCGTTCGGCACCGGCGAGTATCAGCTCGGCGTGGGGGGTATACATAGTGTTCACGACCGAAAAGTGTGTTACGTCGCTGGGGCCGACGTCATCTGTGATATTGACGCCGCTAGCTTCTACCCCAGCATTATCCTTGAGTGCGGTTTTGTGCCTGCCGGGCTGGGTGAGGACTTCGTCCGCGAGTATCGTAAGATTTACGAACGGCGGTTGGAGGCCAAACGTTCTGGTGATAAGACCACGGATGCTACGCTCAAGATTTCTTTGAACGGCACATTTGGCAAGCTCGCTAGCCGATACTCGGTGCTGTACTCGCCGGACTTGATGCTGGCTGTGACGCTGACCGGGCAGTTCACCCTGCTCATGTTGATTGAGTGGCTTGAGCTGGCCGGCGCGACCACGCTTTCCGCCAACACCGACGGTATCGCGATTCGGTATCCGGCCGCGCTCGAGGACACTATTCAAAAGGTGGTGCGTCGGTACGGTGAAATTTCTAAGTTCGCTTTTGAGTTTACGCCTTACCGCGTGCTGGCGATGAAGGATGTTAACAATTACATCGCCGTGAAACCGGACCGATCGCTAAAAGTTAAAGGTATTTACGCACCGTTGTCGCTCAAGAAAAACCCCACTGCGCAGGTCTGCTCAGACGCTGTGGGGCAATGGTTAGCGCGAGGCACACCGCTGCTCGACACGATATACGCCGCGCCGTTCAGAGACTTCATCTCAGCGCGTAATGTCACGGGCGGCGGTGCTCAGGCCGGTCAGTACTTGGGTCGCGTGGTGCGGTGGTATCAATCTAACGACCCCGCGCTGGAGCCGATACGTTATATCAAGAACAATAACAAGGTGCCCAAGACCGACGGTGCTCGAGCCTGCATGACCGTTGAGGACTTCATCAAACACCCGGCTGATCTCGACCACACTTGGTATCAAAAAGAGGCGATCAAGATCGCCGTGGCGGTGGGTTGTGAGAACTACCTCAGCTCGGAAGAGCTCGCGCTCATCGCCCCACCACCCAAACAACCTAGGAAACGTAAAAATGACAACACCTCTACAGTCACCCGGTAACACCCGCACCGTATTCGTTGTGCAGGTTGACAACAGCAAAGACCTCAGCGATGCGCGTCGGTTCGGTCAGCTGCGGGCGGTGTTTAGCCGCCCCCGCAAACCGTATAACACCCGCATGATGATCGCTAAAGCGCGGCGAGTATTGAGTGAGTGGGAGCCGGGAGACTACCTGCTCATGGTGGGGGATCCGTCGCTGTGCGCCATATGCGCCGCGCTGGTCACCGAGCAGGACTACAAGCTGAACCTCTTGAGCTGGGACCGCGAGCTGTTCCAGTACATCACACACCAGTGGGACTTCGGCCAGAACGCCGAAGACTACGACGATTTCGCAACGGCGGACGACTAACCGCCTCTACTCAGAAAGGAGAAACAAAATGTCAAAAGAGAAGCAACCCGCCCCCAGCAGCTGGCAGGACACGCTGCGCCGGGGTAAGCAGGCCGTTCCCCCGCGTATCGTCATCTACGGCGGCCACGGGATAGGCAAGTCGACGCTCGCTAGCCAGTTTCCAGCCCCGATCTTCATCAGTACGGAAGACGGCTTGGACTCGCTCGACGTGACGAGCTTTCCCCGAGCGACGCAGATCAACGACGTGGTGGAGAGTATTAAAACGCTCATCAAAGAGGAGCATCAGTTCAAGACCGTAGTGATTGACTCAGTCGACTGGCTGATTGAGCCGCTGATTGTGAGCAATGTGGAGTCTTCCCACGAGGCCAAAGACCTCGCCTATGGCAAGGGGCAGATGTTGGTCGCGGAGGAGTTTCGCGAGATCTTGCAGGGGCTTGACGTGCTCAGACTCAAACGCGGTATGAACGTGGTCTTGATCGCACATGCGGCGGTGGTGAAGTTCGAAGACCCCCGCACCGAGCCGTACGATCGCTATCAGCCTAAGCTGCC